GCCACCATTGGGTGAGTCGTTCCCGATCTCGCTCGAGCCCACCTGGCCGCGCACCTGGCCGTCCACCTGGCCGTACACCTGGCCGTCCACCTGGCCGTCCACCTGGCCGTACACCTGGCCGTCCACCTGGCCGTCCACCTGGCCGTCCACCTGGTCGCCCACCTGGTCGTCCACCTGGCCGCGCACCTGGCCGCCCACCTGGCCGTCCACCTGGTCGTACACCTGGCCGTCCACCTGGTCGTACACCTGGTCGCGCACCTGGCCGTCCACCTGGCCGCGCACCTGGCCGTCCACCTGGCCGCGCACCTGGCCGCGCACCTGGCCGCGCACCTGGTCGTACACCTGGCCGTCCACCTGGTCGTACACCTGGCCGTCCACCTGGCCGCCCACCTGGCCGCGCACCTGGCCGTCCACCTGGCCGCCCACCTGGCCGACGATCTCGGGTGCGTAGCACCTGCCGAGGACGCCGGCCCAGGGCGAGTCGAGCCAGATGACGAACCGGGGTGGCTGGAGGCCGCCGGTCCGGTAGACGTCGGCGAGGGCTGCCTCGGCGGCGGCCTTGTCGGGTGTGCCGGTGGATAGGCCGATGGTGAGCCACTTGTCGCGGATGACGGGCAGGAGGGCTTCCTGTTCGGGGGTGAGGCTGGTGATGCGTGGCATGGGGGTTGGTCCTTTCTGTGCTGCGGGTAGTCGGGTGGTGGTGGGCGGCCCCTCGTCGCCGGGTCACGGCGGCGGGGGCCGCCAGTTCTAGGGGCTGGTGGTGGGGCAGCCGTGGGCGTTGGGGATCTGGCACCAGTCGCTCTTGCTGGCTCCGCCGTCGGGGCCGCACCCGGCGAGCGCGAGCACGATGAAGGCGCCGATCGCGGCGAGCAGGAGCACCGAGGTGACGGTGCGGGTCCTCCTCACTGGTTGCCCCATGCGGCCCACGCCAGCCAGATCGCGGCGATCACGACGGGTGTGAGGAAGGCTGCGCCGGCGAGGTCGGCGATGAGGCGTCCGCGGCGGGTGATCCGGATGGGGTGGACGCACCGTTCGTGGAGGATCAGTGGGCCCTCGTGGCGGTCGATGAGGATGCGGTAGTGGCGGGTCAGGATGCGGCGGTCGCAGTGCAGGCAGCGGCCGCGAGGTGTGGGCAGGCTGGTGACGGGGGCGACGGCGGCGAGTGGGGATCTCATCGGGTGCCGCCTCGGGCCGCGGGGTTGGCGATCATCCGGCCGAAGGGGGAGATGAAGTGGTCGCCGCAGCGCCGCCACGGGCAGCAGGGGCTGTCGCAGCGCGGGGTCGGGTGCGTGACCGGGGTGACGTGGAGGCGGCAGCGGGGGCAGGGCTGCGGGTCGAGGCGGGCGGTGGTCACGGCCTCCACCCCGACCGGTGCACGCCTGCGAGGTGCCGGCGCTGCCGGGTGTGCCGGACGACCATCCGGCGTTGCAGCCACGCGTCGACGAGGGTTGGGGTGAGGGCGGTGCCGATGAGGCCGAGGACGGCGAGGGCGCCGGTGAGGAGCAGGGTCAGCTGGTCCGAGGCGCTCATGCTGCACCGGCCAGGTCGGCGAGGTCTTCGACGCGGACGCGGAGCGCCCAGGCGGCGTCGGTGGGGCCGAGCAGGCGGACGACGTCGGCGACGTCCTTCGGACTGGCCAGGATCGCCGCGGCGTAGGTGCGGATGGCCGCGATTTGGCGGAGGCGGTTGTGATCGGCGTCAGCCTGCTGGCGGGCCTGCGTCCGGTGGACGGCGCGGGCGGTTCGGGTGACGCCGACCTTGGGGTGCCATTCGGGTCGGGCGCCGGGGTCGACGCGGCGGGTGAGGACGCGGCCGCCGGACAGCCCGGGGGCGGGCACCAGCAGTTCGTCGACGGCGACCGACGGCGCGAGGTCGCGGAGGCGGGCGGGGACGCGGTCGACGCCGCGGGAGCCGGCGGGCGGGATGTAGCGGGTGCGGCCGTCGGCGGTCCGCTCGTAGGTGCCCTTCACGCGGCACCGGCCGGGGCGGTGTCGGTGGCGACGAGGGCGGCGAAGTCCGGCTGAGCGGAGACGAGGGCGGCGACGTCGATGCGGAGCCACGCGGCGACCTTGCGGATCTCGCCGAGCGCCCAGTCCTGGCGGCCCGTGAGCCGGGCCGATGCCTGCGGCTGGGTGACGCCGAGAACCTTGGCCAGGTCACGCTGGACGTAGCCGCGCAGCGCCATCGCCCCACGGATGAGGTCGTTGGTAGTGACCTCGGTGGATGGGGTAGTGGTCATGGGGTATGGTCTATCGAGATTATCGACGCCCCGTCAAGCTTTGAAAATTCCCGGGCGTGTCGCCTGGCTATCGGTCCACCCTTGTCAGGTATCGGTTTTCTCGGTACTGTCATCGGCATGGCGACACCCGAGGTGTCAGGGGGCACCGCGAACCCCCTACGGTTCCGAGTGGCCGCAGAGGTGCGCGCCTGGCGCGCGCGGCGGCAGATGACACAGGCCCAGCTCGGTCGGGCTCTCGGCCTGTCCCAGCCGCAGATGTCGGCCAAGCTGCGCGGACTCCAGCCCATCAGCCTCGACGAGACCGAGCGGCTGGCCGCCATGACGGCGTACCGTGATCGGCAGGTCACGCCGTCACGGGAGGACGCCATGCGTACGCCGTCGCTCATCGCCGCCTGCCTGCTCCTGGCCGGATGTGGAGGAGCGTCGGCCGCGGCGAGCACACCGCCGATGCCGGCCACCTTCACCGTGTCGGGTGACCTGACCGTGGCCGACGTCCCGGCCATGGACAGCAGCTGCTTCCCCAGCGGCGGATATGCAGACATCGAGATCGGGGCGCAGGTCACGATCTCCGACGCGAACGGTGTGACTGTGGCCCTCGGCCAGCTCCAGGCCGGTACCCCGGCGGCGTCATCCCTGCCGTCGCGGACCGACTGTATGTTCGCGTTCACCGTGCCGGGTGTCCCGGCCGGGAAGGGCTTCTACGGGATCGAGGTCTCCCACCGCGGGGTCATCCGGTACGCGGAGGCCGACATCACCAGACCGGTCCGGCTCAAGCTGGGCTGACACAGCAGTGCCCCCCGGCCGCATGCCGGCGACCGGGGGGCCACGACCAGCCGGAAAGGGGCTGATCGCATGAACACCGTACCCACCAGAGTTGGAGACTCCGGACCGGATTCTCCCTCTCACGCCCGAACGTTGGAATTGCCTGCAGCAGTCATCACGACTAGCCAGGCGCTCGACCTGATGCGCCTGGTCCGGGCTGCCATCGAAGCCGCCGAAGCCCACGTCCGGGCCATCTACACGGACCGGCCGCACGACGAATGGCTCCCGCTCTTGGACGCACAGACCGCCGCCTACGACGCCGTCTCGGGCGCGGTCATGGCGCTAGCTGGGGTGACCCGGTGAACCCGCCGACGGGCCCCCTCGACGTCGCCCCGCCGGTCACCTCGGCCGAGGCCGACGAGATGCTTGACACCGTCCTCGCCGACTTCACACTCGGCGCGTGGGACCGCGAAGTCCGGGACTGGATCCGCGCGTCGCACCCGGGCGAGCAGACCGCGATCGCGTCGTGGTGCCGGCGGTCGTGGCAGGCTGGCGTCGAGGCCGGCCGCGCCGAGTGTGAGGACGAGGTCGCCTCCTACCACGATGCGGTGCAGCGGGCCCGCACCGAGCTGGACCACCTGCAGATGCGCAAGGCGAGAGAGGCACGCGGATGAGCGAGCCGATGAGCATGGCCCGGCTGCGTGAGATGGCGGGAGCAGACAAGGTGGGCATGACGGCGTTCGTCTCGGCGATGCCCGGCGGCCGGGAGGCCGTCCGGCGCGCGGCCGAGGTCCAGCAGGCCGAACTTCGCCTGCGGGCTGTCGTCCGGGCGGCGGATCTTCCGGCGGTCATGGCCGAGGTCGAGCGTCGGGCGCAGGTCGTCGTCCCCGTCGACCCGGATCCGCCGACATCTGTCATTGAGGCCCTGATGAACCGGGACCGACGTGGCAGCAGGCTCGGCGAGCACCTGGGCAGGCTGCGGGCGCTCCGCTGGGTCTACGACGACATCGTCTCCGGAGAGTGGCGGCCGTGAGCGACCTGGTGGCGTTCCTGCGGGCGCGCCTCGACGAGGACGAGGCGGCGGCGCGGGCGGCTCGACGATGGTTTGACCGCGACTGGGAAGCCAGCCAGACGCAAGGCCGGAACTTCGTCAGCGACGATGATGGGCACCCGATCCTGGAGACGTTCGACGACGGCGAGCAGGGCCAGGTGGTCACCGCGCACATCGCCCGCTGGGATCCGGCGCGGGTGCTCGCCGACGTCGCGGCCAAGCGGGTCATCCTGGACGACTACCAGCTCGTGCTCGCCAACAACCTGATCGAGCAGGCGACCGATCAGGATGAGCTGCGGATCGCGATGCGGGACCTGATCGTGAAGTCGCTGCGGATGGTGCTGGCGAGGATGGCCCAGCCGTACGCGGGCCACCCGGGCTTCGACCCCGCCTGGCGGCTGGACGTCTGAGCAACGACGAAGCGGCCCCCGCCCATCATGGACGGGGGCCGCTCGCGTGCGGGAGCGGATCACCTGAGCCGGCGGGACGCTCGGAGGATCTGCTCGACCAGCTCGGACTGCTCGATGCCTTCGGTTGAGGCGGCGCCCTTGACGAGGTCGCGGGTCCGCGGGCTGAGCCGGTAGGTGGCGGACACCCTGCCGCGAGCAGGCCGGCCCCGACGGTCCGGGCGGGCCTCGGCGGGCACCCGGCCGACGATCGTCCGGCGGGTCAGCCCGGTCGTCTTGCCGCACCGCTGGCACTGCCAGCCGAGGTAGTCGGCGTCGCGGCCGTCGTCGTGGCCGGGCGAGCTCCAGTTGGTGTCGACCCCGGAGGCGCCGCACCTGGAGCAGCGGGCTGGAGCGATCCCATGCTCGGCTGCGAGCTGGAGGAGATACAGGTTGGCGCGGTTCATTGCGGGTTCCTTCCCTGGGGGGGGCTGTGTGTTGGTCGTTTTTCTTGCGTAAGAAAACCGTAGCACCGACAGGTTATCGTGCGCAAGGAAATCGGCGTGTTGAGACGACGAAGCGGCCCCCGCCGACCCGAAGGTCAGCGGGGGCCGCTCGCGCGCCCGGGGCCCAGGAGTAGCCCCGGACACGACCAAGGGGTCAGGCGCTGGACTCTGGTTCAGCCAGCAGCCCGGACCGCGGCGATCACCGCCTGAACCCGGCGCGCGACCTCCCGGGTCTCCCGCCCATAGTGGTGATGGCTGGCCCAGTCGACCACCAGCGGGTCACCGGCCAAAGCCTGCGCAGCCACCCCCACACCATCAGGAGCAGGCGCAGGAGCAGGCCCCGGGTTGGGGGCCGGAAACGGGTTCGGCTTCCCGGTCAGCTCGGCGTACGCCGAACCCAGACCCTGCAGGTCCAGCCCCACCGGAGACACCTTCGTCCGATCGTTCACCCACTCCGCGCCCAGGATCGGCGCCCACGCCTCCTCCACATAGGCCCGCCAGAACCGCCACGTCATTCGGATCACCCGACCCCAGGTGACCAGCGTGAACGTCTGCGCCGCCTTGTCGTAGCCGGCGACGAGGATGGCGTGGCCGCCTTCGATGCCGCCGTCGTCGGGGACCGTGTCCCAGTCCTGCCCGGCATTGAACTGGTCCATCGCCGAGGCCGGGAAGTTGATCCCCACCGAGATGGCGCCCAGCAGGTCGATGGCGGCGCACACGACGTCCATGCTGTGCACGTCCACCTCGGCGTACGCGGCGGTCGTGTGCCCGGCCAGCCCGGTCTTGTGCCAGTACGCCTGGACGTCCTGCATGTTCGCGCCCTGGTCGGTCGGGTTGGACCCGGGCGGCCCTGCGTTCGGGTCGAACCCCGTGATCGCGCTGTACAGGCCGAGGACCTGCCCATCGGTGAACGCCGCGTGCACCTGGTCGCCGAACCACACCTCAGACTGCACGTGGTGCGCGACCTCTGCGCACGTGCAGTCACCCCACTGGTCGTTGCCCGCCATCGAGTAGGGGCCCGCAGCGGTGCACCAGTCCTGCGCGGCCGGCACCGCCAGCAGAGTCGCTGGGTCGAGGTGGTCGGCCAGTCGCAGCCGCGGCTTGCCGGGGGTCGGCGCGAGCCGGCCGGCCCGGAACACGACGGCGGTCATGCGGCCCGCCGGCTGGCGCCGCGCGCGTACTCCGCCTCACCGTGCGCGCGGACCGCGATCTGCGTGCCGGTCACACCGAGCGCGGTCAGCACCGCCAGCACCACGGCGGCGATACCCCGCCACGGGGACGGGAGCACGTCACCGACGGCCGTCAGGACGGTCGCCAGGACGCCCAGGACGGCCACCAGCGTGGCCGGGAGCTTCGGGGTGGGCATTGACTCCTCCAACAGGTCGAGACGGTCGTACAGGGCTTCCTACTTGGTCAGCGCGATGGCGGCCACGATCACCGCGGCCACCCCAGCGAACGCCGCCACCACCGGCACCCAGTTCGGCAGGCGCCGGGCCTGCGCGGTGCCCGCGTTGACGGCCGCCCCCGCCTGCTCCACAGCCCGCAACCGGACGTCGTGGGCGTCGAGGATCCGCGCATGTTCGTTCAGCCGTTCCGAGTGTGCCGGGAGCGTGACGTCGAGCTTGGCCTCGATCCTGGCCAGGGTGATGCGTAGATCGTCGTTCGTCACGTCCGGTGCCCCTCCGGGCTGGGTTGGTGGTGGGGCGTTGGTGTTGTTCATTGCGCGAGGCGTGCCGCGAGGTTCGCGGCGAGGGTGGCGGCCAGTGCTGCCGCGTCGACACCACCAGCCAGGTGCTGGGCGAGGTCGGTCTCCAGCTGGACGGCCAGCGCCGCCTCGTCGACCGTGGCGACCGCGGTGCCGGCGGGCGGCCAGCCGGCGGCGATCTGGTCCCCGGTCAGCTGGACGAACGCGGGGTTCGCGGCCTGCAGGACCCGCCAGGTCGCCAGGTCCGGGATCTTGCGGCGGCCGGCGGCGTCGAGCTGGAAGATGTCGCCGCTGCTGATCGTGCCGTCGCTGCTGGCGTGCGTGGACTGAGCGAACATGCTGTCCTCCGGGATCGTCGGGTCAGGTGTGGGTGCCGCGGGGGTCCAGAACCATCCGCGGGCCAGGAGCTGCTGCGTGGTGCCGCGGAACGCCGAGAAGTCCACGTCCCCGCTGTAGCTGGCGAGCCGGCCGTGCTGGCAGAACTGCCACAGGTCGCAACCGGACGACCAGGGCGACCCGGTGTCGCCGCCGAGCGCGGCGTACGTCGTCGATGCATAGCCGGTGGGGTCGGTCAGGTAGGCGGCCCGCCACCAGCCGCCGTAGCCGGGCGCCGGCCGGGACCCCGAGTAGATCCCGCCGATGCGCCGGCCGAGCGCGCGCAGCGCGTCAGCGTAGGCGTACGCCTGGTCCAGCGTGGCGGCGCCCTCGACGTCCACCCACACCGGGATGTCAGCCGGCACCACCCGCGCCGTCAACGCGGCCTGCGCCGGCATGCCTGTCGGGTGCAGGTAGTGGTACGCGGCGCACGGCAGCGTGGCGGCGCGCGCCTCCTGGATGAACGCGCCGAAGCTGGCGTCCACGTAGGAGATACCCTCGGTCGCCTTGAAGATCCCCGCAGAGAACCCTTGCGCGGCAAGCGATCCGACCGGCAGACCAGCCTGGTAGTGGCTGGCGTCCACGACGTACAGCGTCATTCCGTGCCTCCTCTCTCACAGGCAGGGGACGACGATGATGTCGCCGCCCACCACAGTGAAATCGCCGTTCGTGGTGCCGGTCTGCCCCTGAATCTTGACCGTGTGCGAGCCGACCGCCACCAACGTCACCCGCCAAGACTTGAATCCCGGGACGCGGGCGGCGTTCTGGTTCGCGTTCACCAACCATGGCAGGGTCGACGTCTCAGCAACCCCATCGACGAGGCAGTACAGGTTCATGAACCGGGACGCGACCGCCGTGTTGCACTGCAGGTTGCTGTTCAAGTACACCAGCGCCTGCTGGTTGGCCAACACCGTCGGGAACGTGACAGACAGCCCGATATCCGCCTGCACCGTGGTGACGCTGTAGCTCGCGCCCATCACGGCCTCCTGGCCGGTGAACCCGAAGTCCGTCGCCTTGATCAGCGCACCCGCAACCTGCGCCACCCCAACCCCTCCCGTCCCTCGTTCTACAGCGCGTAATAGACCGGTGAAGCCAACGCGACCGCCTCACCCGCAGCGTGCACCTTCACAACCCCGTTCACCGACCGGGTGATGTTGGAGAACGTCTGCGTCGGCCCGGCACCCGCGATCGTCCCCACCGTCATCACCTCACCGGCCACCACGATCTGCACCGGCACATCCGTCGTCGTCCACACCGAGTTCCCGCAGCTCACCGACACCGACGTCGCCCCCGTCGTCATCGTCCCCGCCAACGTCGACCCGTCCGGGCTGTACCGCGACACGCCATCGTCGTACACGCCGACCTGCACGAACGCGGTCTCCGGGCGGCACACCAGCGTCAACTCACGCCGGTACTGATCCAACGCCTCTGTGGAGCCGACGACCTGCAGGCGGATCGTGTCCGGCGGCATCCACGCTGGCGGATGCAGCACGTCCAGCCGGTCACCCGGCTCCAGTGCCGCCGCGGCACCCAGCACCGCCGGCGAGCCCGTGTAGTTGGTCCGGGCCAGGTTCAACCCGAGCGCCGGGAACCGCGGCTCATCAACCGTTCCGAGGCGGACAGCCCACCCGGCGATGTGCTGCAAGAACCCATCAGACTCCGGGTTCACGGTCACGCTGGTGTCGTAGACGTTGACGCCGTTCGGGGGCGCCAGGGTCGACAGGGTGCCGGTGTCCTGACTCACCGTCGCGGACGACCCCGACGGCCGGGACGCCGTCACCTGGTTGCGGACCGCCTGGTCGTCCTCGACCGGGCTGAACGCCGACAGGTCCGCGGTCGTGTAGTTCAGGGTCAGGGCGGCCGGCTGCTGCAGCAGCGACGCCAACGACCGGTACCCGAACCCGAGCTGGTCGCGGAGCTCGTACAGCACACCGCCGTCGGTGGTCTCGGTCTCCCGCAGGATATTCAGCAGGGTGTCCTGCCGTTGCGGGCCCAACGGCACAGCGTTCGGGGTGTCGCCGATCGCCAACACGGCGAGCCCTTCCTCACCGGCGAGACGCGTCACCCGCGCGCACGCTGTCTCACCGGCCCACGACACGAGCAGGCTGTTCAGGTCCCACAGCGACGTGACCGCCGATTGCACCGTCAGATGCCCCATCGTCACCCCGGACATGGCCCGCGACGGGTTCAGGTCGACCCGCTTCACGTAGCCCATCGTCTGACTGGCCAGGGTGTTCGACGTGTACAGGCCGACCAGCCCGCCGACCGCCAGAGTGGAGAACGTCCAGTTGATGTTCCCGCCGGACTGGGCCAGCGACAGGGACAACCGCAGCGGCACGCCGTTGACGCCGAACGCGCCGGGCACCGTCGACAACAAGCTGGCGCCGGACGCGGAGTACACGTTCAGGACCAGGTTCCCGCCGGTCTGGTAGACCAGCTCCCACCGGGACGCGGACCCGGTAGTGACGACCCGCATCAGCACCGCGTTGTTCGTTGTCCCGGCCGCCGGGATCGACAGCAGCACCCGGGCCTGCCCGGCGCCGGCCGTGTACCCGGCCGGCGTGAACGACACCATCGCGTCCTCGACCGTCGACAGCGGCGCCGAGCAAGCGAACGACGCAGAGTCGGCGGCCAGCTTCGGGGTGCCGATCCACCCGCCCGCGCTCACACCCGGCACGCCGGCCGCAGCGAACTGCGTGGACCCCGCGCCGTCCTCCATCGGCCAGTACCCGACCAGCCCAGTCACCGGCCGCACCGGCGACGTGCACCCCCGGTAGTACGCCGACCTAAGCGCCTTCGCGCCCTGCCCGAGCCGCCGCATCGGGCCGGCCGCACTGATCGGCACGTACACGTCGGTGCCCGTGACATCCCACTGGGTGGGCCACTCCGGGACCTCACCAGCGAACCGGTAGTCCCGCGCCACCAGCGCGCCGCCACCACCGGGCGTCCACACGTTCCCTTGCGCGTCGGTGAACGATGCGGCGCCGTCGGCCTGCGCAGTGAAATCGGGGCTGGCCCGCAGGGTGCCCGCGATCCCCTGGTACACGCGCAGCCCGTAGTAGCGGACGACCCCGAACGACGCCTTGCCGCCGTCGAGGTCGCCCGCCAGCAGTGTGGCCGTCGAGTCGAACAAGCTGGTCGTGCCGGCCGTGACGACCGCGGCGCCCAGCTGCGTCCACGTCCCGCCGATCGTGTCCGACGTGTAGAACGTGACGGTGTGCCCGCCCGACCCGTTGTTGACCTGCAGGGTGGCCCGGATCGCCTTCCGGCCTGAGACGGGGATCGGCAGCGGCACCGTCGAATCGTGGTCGATCACCGTCGTGCCGTCCGGTGACGTCGACAGCCGGACTGTCCCGTTCGCGTTGAGCTGCAACGCCCACGACCGTTGATTCCCGGTGGTAGCGAACTTGCCGCCCAGGTCCATGTCCTGGAACCAGGTGTTCGCCCACAGGTCGACCCGGAAGTCCAGGTCCCCCGTGATGGACAAGGGGACACTGTCCGGACAGGACGCGTACCGGCCGAGCGCAGTCAGGGACAGCCACGACGACGCGGCGGGCAGCGACGTCCGGATCGGGGTGTTCCTGGTGAGCTTCCCGTACCAGGTGCCGGTCGGGTTCCGCATCGAGAGGTTCCCCGACCGGTTGTTCATCGTGCACGCCAGGGCCTGCGCGTCCGCGGTCGATCCTTCGGAGCGGCGGCCCCGCGACATCACCACCCGGTCCCGGGCGTACACCAGGCTGCTGACGTCGGTCCACACCCCGGCCAGCTGCAGCTCGGTCCGCACCTGCCATGTGACGGTCACGACAGGGCACCGCCGAACAGCAGCTGCACGTCGCGGGTCCCGGACACCCGGACCGTCCTGCGGATCAGCTCGACGAAGGCTCGTGCGATCTCGGTGTCACCGAGGAACCGGACCACCACCTCGGATTCGCTGCCGGCGCCGCCGCCGCTCATCAGCCGCTGCGTGTCCGGGTTCGACCGGACCATCGACCCGTACGGCAGATCAACGAGTTCGGGGCCGTACTCCCCGACGAGAGTGCGGGAGCCGCGCGGCCCACCAACGGCAGCGTGCGGCACCCCACCCGAGCCTTGCACGGGCGTCCGGTTCTCCCGCACGTTCGCCGACGACGACGACACCTGCGCCAGCTGCGACGCCCCATTCACGATGATCCGGGTCGTCACCGTCGATGGGATCGCCTTGAGTGCTCGGGCATAGGCGGACGCGTCGTTAGCCGCCGAAGACGCTGCATCTGCGTCGCCGAAGAACTGGGCCGCCAACGCCTTAGCCTGCGCCGTGGTCAACCCCATCTGCTTCGCGGTCTTGACGAAGTTGCCCTCCACCATCCGCAGACCGGCATCCACCTGATCCTGCGAAGCCCCCTGATCCTTCAAACCCTTCACGTAATCCAGGCCTGTCTTGACCAGGTCCTCCAACGCTTTCCGGTTCGCGCGGCCCTTCTCCGTGTGAACGTCCAGGCCGCTACCGTTGTCCTTCACCGCCTTCGTCGCCGCATCCACCGACGCGTAATAGGCGTCCTCGGCGCCCATCGCCCCCAGCATCGCGTTCTTCGACGAGTCCAGAGCATCCGACAAGTCGTTCAGCGCCTGCGACAGTTTCGCGTTCGCGTCGGCCAGCGTCCCCGAACTGGTGGTGCCCTCACCCTGCGCGGCCGTCAAGTCCTGCTGCTTGGACTTCGCATCGGCCAGGCTGCCGGACTCATCACCGATCGCGGCACGCACCTTGTCCGCCGCGACAGCCAGCCTGCCCGCCTGCTGCTGGCTCTGACTCATCGCCCCATGCACAGACGTCTGAATGTCCTTGTGCTGGGACAACACATCGTTGACCTTCGTCCAGGCGTCACGGTTCCCCAACGCCGCCTGAGTCAGATCACCCAGGTTGATCCCCAGCTGCTTCGCGGCGTCGAGCGCACCGGACTCCTGCAGCTGCTGCGCGGCCAGCTTCTTCGTCGTGTCGTCGATCGCACCGCCCGACGCTTCCAGGGCAGACCGGAAGTCCTGCGTCCGCTGGTTGGCTTCCTGCTGGTGCGCCGCCCACAACCCCAGCAGCGTCGTCCCCGCCGTGATCGCGATACCCCACGGGCCACCCAGCGCACCAACCACACCCCCGAGGCCCGCCTTGAACTTCCCGGTGATGCCTTCCGCGCTGGTGATGCCCTTACCCCAGCCGGCCAGGCTGGCACCGGTCTCCTTCACCTTCGCGCCGACCTGCGCGAGCGCCGGCCCGAGCAGCTTCGCCGCGAGCGCGAACACCCCCAACGCCAGCGCGGCGTCCCGGACCGGCGCCGGGATAGCCGTGAACACCTGCGCCAGCCCCTGAACGATCGGGAACCCCAGCTTCAGCACGGTCAGCAGGTCCGACACGGCCGGCAGCAGCGCGGTGCCCAGGCTGATCCCGGCGGCCTTCGCGCCGTCCACGAACGCCGACAACTGAAACTGCAGCGTGTGCGTCGTCGCCGTCCACGCGTCCTGAAACCCGGTAGCGCCCTTCGCCAGGTCCGTGTACTTCGACTGCAGCCGGTCGTACTGACCGACCAGGACGTTGATGCCCTGCCCGGCCCGCTTCCCGAACGCATCAGTGATGATCTGACCCTGCTGGTCTGCGCTAATGCCCGCCGCGTTCATGTGCGTGATCAGGTCACCGAGAGCAGCGTTGAGGCCACCGGACTGCATGTCCTTGGCGAGGCTATCCGACTGCAGGCCAAGCTTCGCGAGAGCCGCGGCACCGCCCTTCGCTGGCTCGGCCAGCGACTGCACGGCCATCCGCAGCTGTGTGGCCGCCGTCTGTCCGCGAACGTTGTTGTCGCCGAACACCGCCAAGGCGGCACCGACGTCGGTGATGGACAGGCCGAAGCTCTTCACCGATGCGAGCAGGCCGGTGGAGAAGGCGTTGGCGAGGTCCTGCATGTTCATATCGCCAGCGCCGACAGTCGCGTTCAGGGTGCCCATCGCCGACGTCAGGTTCTCCACACCGGGAATGCCTGAGACGACGGCGGCGTCGAGGGCGTTGGTGACGTCGACGAGGTTCGCGTGCCCGACGGTCGCGCCCTCCGCCGCGACCTTCAACAGGTTCAGGGCATGCTCACCGGAGATCCCGGTCGACGCGAAGCTGGATTCGATGTGGTACAGGGCCTCCGCCAGGCTGTTGGGGTCCTGCCCGACCTGCCCGGCCAGCTTCAGGACCCCGTCACCGAGGCCCTTGATCTGGTCCTGCGCGACCCCGGCCTGAGTGTGGATCCGCTCCATGCTGCCCTGGAACTCCGACGCCATCTTCAACGTCGCGACCGTCGCAACACCCAACCCCACCACCATGCCCGCGCCGGCCAGCTTCATCACGCTGCCGAGAGACATGCCCTCGGCCTTCACCTTCGCCAGACCAGCCTGCGCCTGCGCAGAATCCGTAGTGATCAGGATCCTGACGACGTTCCCGGCCACCGCTTCTCACCTCCCTCCATGCGCTCGGTTCAGGATCGCCAGGTACCGCAGGTCCTCCGTCATCGCCGCCCGCCGGACCTGCGACGGGAGCATGTGCCACCGGTCCGCCAGCCCCACCAGGAGCTCCGCCTCCGTCAGCTCGGCAGGCTTGGCGACTCCATAGGCAGGTCCACATCCGGCAGCGTCGGAGGCGGCCCGCCACTCGTCGATCGCCTGCCCAAAGGGCCCGGGACACCAGCGACCATCCGCAGCCACGCCTCGATGATCTGACCCAGCAGCCGCTGATCCACCCCCTGCATGCCCTCCCACGTGGTGGGGACCGGGGAGCCAGCGTCGTCTTCGAGGTTCCACGACACCAGCAGCGGCGCGATCAACTTCAGCCGCTGCGGGATCTGCTCCACCGCCGGCAGGTCGTCCGCTTGCAGGATCTCCAGGTAGGTGGCGACGTCGGCCCCCCGAGCCGACACCTCCAGGCCCTCCAAGCCGGTGTCCTCCGCGAAGACCAGCTCGTAGACGGGTCGCGCACTGAACCCCACGGGGATCAGGACCAGACCGGCGCGGAGCCGCCCGTCAGCGACCCGGGGACGGCGAAGGTGAGTTCGCCGGCCGCGGCCCTGGTGAGGGTGTAGTCGGTCAGCATCATCGACGTGGTCCAGATCTTCGACGCGACGGTAAGGACCACGGCCCTGGCCACCGACGTCGACGGGATGGTCTTGAACACGTCGTGGCTCATGTTCGTGGCCGAGTTGAAGACCCCGTTCAGGGTCATGCTGGCGTCGGCCAGGAGGAGGAGCCGCTCCATCGCCGACTTGTCGACGCCGGTCACGTCCTGCACCGCCCGCGGGCTCGCGAACGTGAAGTTGGTGCAATCGTTACTGATGGTCTGCGGGGTTGCGGAGGCGTCGGCCACGCTGATCGCCGCACCGAGACCGGTTGTCTTCGCCACTGCTGGTCATCCTCTCTGTACTGCGTCAGTGATCCGCGCCGACTGTTCGGCGAGTTCTTCCACCCAGTGCTCGACCCGCGTGTGCCTCACGTGCCCGCCGAGGTCGGCGCGGTGATCCCCGTTGCGGGAAAACCAGATCGGCTCCCGCTCGACCGGCACTCGGTGCGTCGACGCCCGGAAGCAGGCCTGGCCGGGCGGGAACATGAACCTGAGGAATCCGTCCTCGGTCTTCTCCACGGCACTCCACGCCCGGCCAGACCCGCGCACAGCGGCCTCATCCGCGGACCCCGGCAGCACCTTCGTCGCCCACCCGCGCAGGTAGTGCTCGCAGTCGACGTCAGCGCACGACGCTGGCCGCCAGAAGTCCCGCGTCAACGGCCGAGCGAACGCGACCGTCCGGTACGCCTGCGGCGGCCCCAGCGGGTCCAGCCGGAACGATTCGACGCCGGGCACTAGAAGATCACCCCTGCGAGCGGGTTCTTGACCAGGACGACGGCGTACTGGGCGTTGGAGAACGTGCCCGTGCTGGCCGCGCGGACGTACCGGCGGACGGTGGCGTTGTTGGCGATGCTGATCCGCTGCGCCTGCGGTGACCCTGCGGGCGTGGCCGCCGTGAACGCGAGGCTGGCGACGTCCGCCCAGCTGGAGTTGTCCGCCGAATCCTGGATCTTCACCGTCACCGACGTGCCGGTCACCGAGAAGACCTGCAGGTAGGCCTGCGCGCCGTAGGAGAGGCTGCCGCCGGTGTCCCAGGAGGCGCCGTTCGTTGCGGTGGTGTCGGTCTGGATGCCGGCGGTGAGGAGGTTCCCCCACTCCAGGCCATAGCTGTTCGGCAGCGCCGACACCGCGAACGTGTAGAGGCCGTCGGCGGCGCGGGTGCCGTCGTAGTTGGTCTGCTTGGAGTTCATGCAGCAGGCGGGCGCGCCGACCGCGAGGGTAGGGACGGCGAACGTGAGGATGACGTCGGTCGTCGGCAGCGCCGACAGGGTGGGGTGCTCGACCAACGGGTCGTACACGACGGTGACGTCGAACTTCGCGTCGCGTTTCCCGCCGAGCCGGTCCATGCCCGTCTGCGCCAGCGTGGTCACGTCCAGGAGCGCCGGACCGCCACCCACGGCCAGCGCTGCACCGAGACCGCCCTGCTTGGCCATCAGTCGTCACCACCCGCGGCACGCCGAACCCGGCCGCTCTTCGGCGCATCCACCAGCTCCACCGCCGGGGCTGCCGGCGCCAGCGGTGCACCGCAGTGCGGGCACACCTCGATGTCGTGCGCGATGCCCCGGCACCCGCACGCCTTGCACACCTGCAACATCCGGTCCTCCTACGGGGCCTGCGGGAACTGGTCGTTCACGACCAACGGCACGTTGATCGTCATGCACCGCAGCTGCTTCTGGTTGAGGTTGATGTAGCCGGCCTCCGCGTTCAAGCCGCGGCCGAACTGCCCGAGCAGGTCGATGTCCCGGACCGTCCCGCCGAGGGTGAAGTTCCCGGAGTACGCCTCCATCAGCACGTCCGTGGCGGCCAGAACCTTCGGGTCGATCTGGTCCAGCGGCTCCTGCAGCATGTCGGTGTAGATCCGCAACGAGAACGTCACCAGCGTGCTCGTGGCCGCGAGCCCGGACGCGGCCGGCAGCGGCGCGATCTCCTGCGCCCAGATCGCGCACGTCAACCCCCACCCGGGCGCCGACTTCGGCTCATGCGTGTTCACCCGCTGGAAGTAGCCGGTCGCCGACGCGTGCGAGACGAGCCCGTCGAGGATGCCTGTCAGGTCCAGGCTCATCCGCCGAACCTGCCCATCTGGTAGGCGAGGATCTGCGTCGCGATCGCCGCGGCCTTCTGCCGCTGGTAGGTCTGGGTGACGAACCGGAAGTTGTGGTAGCCCTTGAACCGGGTCGTCTGGTTGCGGTGGCTCGTGCCTTCCAGCCACGGCCCGTACCGGGATCCGCCGTCGCCGATCTCCGCTGACGTCGGCGACGCCAGGTTCTTGACCACCTGCGATTCGTAGGCGCCGGTCGGCGCCATGAACGTCTCATGGAACCGGGCCTGCAGGTCGCTCAATGCGGCGTCGGCGACCTGCGACACGATCTCCGTGGCCAGGGCCGCCAACGCGACCTCGGCCTCACCGTCGAAGATCGGGCCTACCGTCGTGATCTGCACGCCCGCCATCAGATGCTCCGCGTCCTGGCCTTGCGGCCGAACCGGGCGTACGCGTCGTCCTCGATCTCCTGCGTGGACCGCAGGTGCAGCATGGCGCCCTTGCCGCGGGGGCCGCCGCCGACCCCGGACCGGGCCAGCACATCGGTGCCGCCGGCGGACATCCACTGCGCGTGCGTGATGACCTTCGCGATGGTCAGGTCCCGGATCAGTGCGGGAGGCTTGTGCTGGGCGATGGGGGCCGCGTCGAGGTGCGCGGCCGCGGTGGTGCCCCAGCAGCCGCGGACCACGGTCAGCTGTCGGGGCGCGTAGATCGTCGCGCCGTGAGTGTGCGCTGCCAGCGGTGTCCCGTCGTAGGCGCGGACCACGTTGATGCTCGACGTGAGGCGGTCCTGGATGAGCATCCGTTCGGCGTCGATCAGGATGGTTTCCCCGGCGTGCACCTTGCTGGTGTCGGAGATGGTGACGTTCAGGCCTGCGCCGGCCTGTGAGACGGCCATGTCGCCGGTGATGGTGGCGCCGGTGCTGGTCATGGCGCGGGACTCGACGGTCGCGTACTCGGTGTCGATGAGGATGGCGGGGCCGACGCCGACGAGGCTGGAATCGGACACCGTCAGGGTCGTGACCGAGGCGTTGATGGCGCCGACGAGGCTGCCGGCCGGGCTGGTGTCGTTGCCGAACCCATAGACGCCGGTGACGGCGATGTTCCGCTGCCAGGTCGCTGCGCTGCCGCCGAAGCTGGACGACGTGCCGAGGTTGATTTCGAGCCGGTCGTACGGGGGGCCGTCGCCGTTGGGTTCCAGGTAGATGTTTCCGATGGGGATGGTCACCCCGCCGGACACGACCGAGGTGACGGAGATGACCTCGTGCTGTTCCAGGTGGAGGGTGAACGGCCACGCGTACTGCAGGTTGGGCCAGTCGAACCATCGGGTGTCGATGCAGGGCCAGAACTTGCGGTGGAGGAGGCCTTCGACGCTTTGGGAGTGGGATTCGATGTCGCCGAGGATCAGGGGGTCAAGGCGGGCGGTGTACTGCGTGTCGATGGCCGTCTTGACGTCCTCGACTGACGCGTACCGCACGGGTCCGACGACCGCGCTCATGCTTGGTTCCCGTCCCCTTGACGTCGCTTCCTGCGTCCAGGCCTCCCTCGGGCGGCCGGGTTGGGCTGTTCAGTTGTGAACTTCTGCCAGAGTACCCGCCTAACACCTGTCAGGTGTTGCCACGGCTGACGGGTGTTAGGGCTGTGTCGCCACAACCTCGTGCAGGGTCGGTGACCACGCCCACACGATCGGATGCCCGACGGTCGGGGCGGTCGGCACCGTGCGGGTCGCCGCGGCCACGACAGCCCGGTACGCCTCCCGCTCCGTGTAGCCGACGGCGTTGTTCGACACCGGCGGGACGAACACGGCGGGCAGGCCGACAGACGGGCCGGAAGCGACACTGTTGCGTGGCATCAGGGGGTCACACCTTGTCGTAGTCGAGCTGAGACTTGCCCTCGTAGTGCCGGCCGCAGAACCGGCAGTACAACTCCCCGTCCGGGCCCGGCCGCAGCGGCTCCCCGTCGTCGAAGCACGCCGCAGGCCGCCGCGACGCCTCCGACCGCCGCTGCAGCCGCTGATCGGCGACGATCCCGGCCAGCCCGTACCAGCCGCCCGTGTTCTGCGTCACCGGAACATCAACCCCCCTCAGGTCGCGATCACGAACGGGGTGACCCCCGTCGTCGTCGGCGTCGCGATCGTCGCCGGAGCCGTCGTCGTCAACGCCGCCCCCGACGTCTGCGCCAACACCTTCGCCCCAGCAATCACAGCGCCAGCACCCGACACGTAGGTGGCCCGCGCCAGCAGCGACGGCACACCCGTCGCCTTCACCATGCACGCCGCGTAGTACACGCCGGTCGTCGTGATGCTCACCGGCGACGACAACGCCAGCGTCTTCGCCGTGTTCGCCGCCCACGCCGCCGTCGTCTGGTCCGTTGTCTGCCCCAGCAGCGCCGGAGTCGCCTGCGTGTCGTACAGGGCGAACCACCAGTTCGCCGGCGCGTTCGCCGCCGTGTTCCCGGAGATGAACGTCAGGTTGGTGACCACGCTGCCGGCCAGCAGGTACAACGCGACCGACGTCATCACAGCCGACGTCAACGCCCCCGCCTGGTCGGTGCCGGTCCCCCGATCGAAGTTCGTCACCGCGAACGACTGGCTGCCCAGCAGCGCGTACTCTCTCGCGGCCAGGTAGGGGCCCGCGACGGTGTAGATGGACGCGTACACCCCCGTGAACGCGGCATCGGCCGCCAGCTGGGCCGGCGTCTTCGTGGCCGCGGACCCCAGCCCTAGAGCTGTCTGCGCCGCGGCGGGGGTGGTGGCTCCGGTCCCGCCCTGCGCGACAGGCAAAGGCACCGGCAGCGCCTCAGAGACCAGCCGGGACTGCCCGTCCGCACCGACCAGCCGCGAGGTGACATTGGAGCTGGGGACCCCAGCACCATCACTGGTGCTGGGGCCACCCAACGTACTCGTGCGGCCCATGACCTACGCCGCCGCGACCTGAGCGCCGTTGTCCAACGGCGTGTAGATCAGATCCCACTTCACGCTGCCGGTGTTCGACGCACCACAGTTCAGGACGATCGAACCGACCGGCAGCACCAGCCCCGGGTCCGCGATCGCACACGCCCCGCCGTTCGCCTTCACCAGCGCCGACCCGACCGCGGCCGGCAGCGCGAGCATCCCGCCGACCTCCAGACCGGTGATGTCGGTGGTGGTGCACAGGTCCACCGCGCTGCCGGTGGTCGGCGAGCTGGTCAGCTTCGTGGCGTCAGCCTGCACCTGGATGATTGTGGTGACGGTGCCGACGAGGCCCCGCAGGATGATCCGGCCGCCGGTGATGGTGAAGATGTTCCCGGTCGTCGACTGGGGAAGCGTCGCGGTCGCCCGCGACACCAGGATGCCCTTCGCGATCGTCCGGACATCCGCGTTCTTGATGATCGTCGTCATTGCCTGCTGACTCCCCTTCTCAGGCCGACGGGATCGTCAGGTTCGCGGGCGCCTGCTGCGCGGTCAGGTCATGCAGGATCGCCTTCACCAGACCCGCACCGGACGCGGTGCACTTGATGTAGCACTTCGGGTCCGGCAGCTTCGACCCGGTCACCGTGATGACCGTGGTGTTCGCGCCGGCCTGCACCACCGCGTTCGATGCGACCTGCGTCTGCTTCGTCCACGCGGCGGTCCCGTTCGTCGCGGTCGCCTGATAATAGTGGTCGATGATGTTCCCCGGCGTTGCGTAGGCGCCGCCGAACGTCGACGCCACCGTGATCGTGAAGGTGTCCGCGGCGGTGCACACGAATGTGATCGCCGAGCACTCCTTCATGCTGATCGCGACACCGGCAGCGATCGGGACGACGTTGAAGACGCGCCCGAGTCCTTCCTGGCCAGCCATGTCTGTTCTCTCCTCTCAGGTTCCGGGCTCAGCGGGACGCGAGCTGGACGACGGGGGTCAGGGTGTTGCTGGACCCGGAGTGCGGGGTGATCGCCGAGTGCAGCCACGGCTGCCCGTCGACGCGTTCGGTGATGCGAAACGCGGTCTTGTCGTTGGCGAACTTGTAGTGCTCCGACTGCATCGCCTGCATCATCTGCCGGTCGCCGACGAGGTAGTACGACAGGTCGGTGAACATGATGTCGCCGGTGGTGCCGAGGGTCGGGACCTTCTCGGTGAACAGGACCGGCCGGCCCAGGATCGTGGCGGGCGGGGTCTGCGCGCCGCCGGTGCCGCCAGCGAAGTTCCCGATCCAGACGGGCCCGCCGCCGGTACCGACGGACAGCGCCATCGTCGCCAGCTGCGGGAACGTGTCGATGTTCGCGACCCACACGGCGTTCCCCAGCGACGTGGGGAGCATCCGGGAGTACATGTTGACCAGGTTCTCCCAGACGATCGTCTTGGTCGGCTGCCCAGCCTCCGCGGCCACCTGGACGCTGGCGGGGCACGAGATGACCCCGAGGGGCTCACCGGCGCCGGTACCGGAGAAGAACGCGACGTCCTCGAAGTAGGCCAGCGCCTGCGGGAACGTCTGGTCGAAGAACCCGGTGAACGCAACCGCGTCCGCCAGCAGCTCGTTCGGGATCTCCGCGTACCCGGTGAGCTTCTTCGCGTCGAGGACGACCCGACCGAACGTCGGCGACGACTCGGTGAGCGCCGCGGCCTCTTCCGTCCAGTAGGCCGTGATGCCACCCCACACCGAGCTGACGTGGCTGGTGTCGGCGATCGTCGGGATGGGCACCCGCAGCGAGTCCATCGGGATGACCCGAGCCCGCGGCCGGATGATGGACTGCTCGATCGCAGCCTTCAGGATCTCCGCGCGGAGCGTCTCCGGCACCAGGAACCCGCCGTCGCCGGGGATGATGCTGCCGAAGCTGTTGACGATCTGGGTGGCCCGGGACACCCGGTCCTCCAGGTCGGCCCGGTTCGGCAGGCTGTCCCGCCGCGACCAGATGGCCTGGAAGAAGTCCGTCGAGTTGCGGAACACCTTGTCCAGCTCGGCCGCGGCCTTGGCGACCGCGTTGGTCGGCTTCGGCGCCCGGTCCTGGCCGTTGCGCAGGTCTAACGGAGACGGCAGCTTCGCGCCCTTCTCCGGGCCGGCACCGAACATGTCCTTCGCCATCTGCGCGAAGATGGCCGACGCCTGGTCGTCGATCTGCTTCCGCAGATCCTTGGTCTCCTTCTTCCCGGAGGCCTTCGCGTAGTTCCGGATCAGCTCGGAGAACTCCGGCTTCGGCTTCCCGTCCTCGAAGTAGTTGGCGAGCTTCTTCGGGTCCGAGATCGCCTCTTCCAGTTCGCTGGCCTTGGTAGGCACTGCGGTGGGGCTCATCGCTTGAACGCTCCTCTCAAGGCGGCAGCGATTCCATCGGTGTCAACCACCGCCCCCGCGGTGGAGTTCTTCACCCGGTCGGTCGGGCGTCGGGGGCCATCCGACCGACCGGGCATCCAAGGGGCCGGCGCGTTGTCGCGGCCGGCGTGAGCGAAGATGCTCAGATCGAATGCGTCCGTCGGGTTCCCGTCGCCGCCGGTCGCGTCGTCGCCCAGCAGCTCGTCGGCCAGGCCCGCCTCAACGGCCTCCCGCGCCGAATACCAGGTCTCCGCTCTCATCGCGGCCCGCCAGTCGTCGACGGTCCCCCCGGCGCGGCCGGCGTACAGGTCAGCGATGTTGTCGGAGCACTTGTCGAGCAGGTCCGCCAGCGTCCGCATGTCCGCGGCGTTCCCGATCGCGAACCCGGCCGCGTCGTGAATCATCAGCATCGCGCCACGGCACACCTGCACCGTGTCAGCCGCCATCGCGATGAACGACGCCGCCGACGCCGCGAGCCCCTCGACCCGGGCCGTCACCGTCGCCGAGTGCTGCCGCAGGCTGTTGTAGATGGCCAGCCCATCGAAGACGTCGCCGCCCGGCGAGTTGATCCGCAACGTGATCTGCTTCGCGTCGACCTTCGCCAGGTCCCGGACGAAGTCCTCGGCCGCCAGCCCCCACCAGCCGCCGATCTCGTCGTACAGCAGCACCTCGGCGGCCCCGTTGTCCTTCGCCTCGATCCGGTACCAGGCCCGATCCCGTGGCCGCGTCCCCCGGTTGTGGATCGACCGCCACGGCCGGCCACTGTTGCTCGCGCCGGCCTCGCCGTCGCCGTCGTCCTGGTTGCCGTCGTCAAGGTGTGCCTGCAGGTGCTCCTTCACACCCGCCTTGTCGCCGTCCGGGATCGTCGATCCCTCCAGCCGGGCCAGCCCGTTCCGGCACGCCGCGAGGTTCGCCGGGCCCCCCTTCACCTTGTGGTGCGGGAACCGGTAGTCCGCCTTCTCATCGCCCGCGTCGGTGTCCTCCCACGCGTGGCAGTAGTGCAGCGTCGCCTTGCTGTTGGGCATCGCCTTGACCGCGGCCGGCCCGTCCCACGGCGAATCCTCGGTCGCGGTGTGATGCACTGCCATCGCGGGCATCAGTCGTCACCTTCCAGTTCCTGGTCGTGGCAGGGCACGATCCGCGCCCACACGTCCTGCTCCTCCAGGTCAAACGCGACCGACACCCGGTGGTAGCCATCCGCGATGATCAGGCTCGGGTACATGGCCACCAGCAGCACCGGCGACCACGGCTCCCCGGCCTCGACCTTCCCGATCTCGTTCTGGTAGACGAGGTCCGACGCCTTCGCCGGCTTCAACCTGGCCGCACGCAGCAGGTCATGAGGGTTGTACTTCCGGGTTCCCACCGTCCGCAGCGCCTGCACCGACCTCGTCACGAGACCGGCCGGGAGGACCAGGCCCAGGAAGTTGGCCGCCGACCGGTAGTTTTCGTCAGCGGGTTCGTCCTTCCACGTGATCTCCGGAGGCTGCTTCTTTGCCGCCGGCCGGGCGTCCGGGAACGACGGATGCCGCTTGCTCACTGAGCGCCCCCGTTCGACGAGGATTGCGGCGCCTGCGGCTGCTTGGCGCCCGGCGGCACACCAACCCAATCCATCGGCGGCAACCCGACCGTCTCCAACACCTGCGCCCGGTCATACCCGGCACCGACCAGCAGCGCCGCCGCGTTCGCCTTGCTGGTGCGCTCCGCGTCGTCGGCCTGTGTGTCCTTCGGGACCTGCAGGTCGAACACGAACTGCACGCCTTGACCGACCGGACCGAACATCGGCAACAGCCTGGTGTTCAACGCCTCCTGCCAGCGCACACACCGAGGCTTCGTGATGTGCCGGGAGTTGGTGTAGATCGCGGTTTCGGCGGTCGCCCGGTTCACGCTTTCGGTCTGCCCCAGGCGGGTCTTCGAGATCCGCCACGCCTCACGGATAATCTCCGCGGACAGATTCCGCAGCTCCATGAACTGCATGTCCTTGAACGTCAACTGGCGCGGCGACCACTTCGAGCCGCCCTCAAGGATCGCCACCCGGTGCGCGTTCGACACACCCCGGTGCTGTTCATTCCACTGCCGCTGCAACCGGTCGAACTGCTTGTCCTCCAGGTTGTTCGGGACCTCGATCACACCGCCCGGCTCAGCCGAGTTCAGGAAGAAGTTCCGGTTGTACTCCGAGCTGTGCCGGACCGCCTCGATATCCGGCATCAACGGCTGCACCGGCGACATCGAGCTGTACAGGTCGGACGCGTCCGGAGTCCCCATGATCGGGATCACCTGGTGCGTGCCCAACGGCACCTGCTCGTTGTTCGGGCCCGTGTACATCCACCCGGCAAGGAACTGATCAGCGTCCGGGACCGGCTGCATCCGGTTCGGCAGCACCGGCCACAACGCCAGCGGCACACCCCTCGTGCTGGGCCCCCGGTCCACGATCACGTACCCGACCCCGGCGAGCTCGGCGTGCATCTGCACCCGCTCCACCAACGCCACCCGCGTGAACCACGGGTTCGGGTTCGCCCACAGCTCCGCAGCCGGATGCCGGTGCGTGATCACCTCGGGGATGATCCCGACGCCGCCCGGCGCGACAATCGAGTCCGGACCCGGCAGCGACGCCAGATACCAGGCGACCTGCCCGACGTCCTCCGCGATCGCCGCCGTCACGGAATACACCGTGGAGACGGCGGCCTGCGCGGACAGCATCCGATCCGACGACCCCGGCCGGCTGGCGAACCCCATCCGGTTCCGGCCCTGCATCGGCACCGGCGCGCCACCCGCCCGGCCCGTCACGCGGGACAGCGCCGCCCGGACCAGGCTCACCGCCGGCCCCGCCGACGCTCGATCTCCTCAGACCCCGCGTACCAGTCGACCGCGAACAGGGCGACGCCCAGGACGACCAGCCCGAGCACTGTCGACACCCGCCACGCCGCCCCGGTGAACGCGGCCAGCCCGGCGCCAGGAGTCACCATCGGCCACCACCGGCGCCACACCCGCACCGACCATGCCCGCGAGGCCCGGCGCCGGGCCAGCCACCGCGCCCGCGACCTCGCCCTGGCCTGCGCGCGCACCGCAGCCCGCTCCGCGCTCGACCGCCGGGCCACGGCCACCACCGTCACAACCCACAGAGTACGGCAACACCTGACAGTCAAGCAGGCACGCCGCTAGCAAGTCTTGCCATCATGGAGGGGTGACGCGCACCGTCCGGCCGGCCGACGAACTACTCGCCCCCGCCCTCGAAGCCACCCTCACCGCACTCACCCTCACCCCAGCCGACCAAGCAGCCGTCGCCCTCGCCCGCCACCTCGCCGCCGCCATCGACCACGGCGAAGCCCGCCTCACCACCGCCGCCCCCACCTACCTCGCCACCCTCGCCCAACTCGGCGCCACCCCCACCGCCCGCAAGACCACCACCAGCGCAGGGGAGGCAGACCATGGCCGGGCAGCCCCCAAGTCGCCGCTCGCGCAACTCCGCGACGCCCGCCGCCCAGCCTGAACTCCTCGGCCGCACCGAACCCCGCCTCTGGACCCCCCCAGCCAGAAGACTCACCCGCACCACCAGCCGCGGCTACGAACTGGCAGATTTCGCCGAAAAAGTCATCGGCGAACCCCTCCTGCCCTGGCAACGCTGGCTCGGAATCCACGCCCTGGAACTCGACCGGTCCGGCGGCCAGCGCTACCGCACCGTCCTCGTCCTCGTCGGCCGCCAATCCGGCAAAACCAGCTTCGCCCGCACCCTCGCCCTCTGGCAGCTGTACCTCAACGGCGCCCGCCTCGTCCTCTCCGTCGCCCAAACCCTCGACATCGCCCGCGAAGCCTGGCGCGCCGGCTGCGACACCATCAACGAAACCCCCGACCTCAAAAACGAACTCGACCGCGTCTCCCGCGTCAACGGCGACGAACACGTCCGCCTCACCGGCGGCCGCCGCTGGAAGATCTCAGCCGCCAACCGGCAGGCAGGCCGCGGCCTCTCCGTCGACTTCCTCCTCCTCGACGAACTCCGCGAGCAACGCAACTGGGACGCATGGGCCGCCCTCTCCAAGACCACCATGGCCCGCCCCAGCGCCCTCACCTTCGCCATCTCCAACGCCGGCGACGACCAATCCGTCGTCCTCAACCACCTCCGCGAAGCCGCACTCACCGGCAACGACCCCAAACTCGGAATCTTCGAATGGTCAGCCGAAGACGACTGCGCCCTCGACGACCCCAAGGCGTGGGCCCAAGGCGAACCAGGCCTCGGCTACACGATCAGCGAAGCCGCGATCCGCACCGCCCTCGCCACCGACCCCGCCGCCGTCTTCCGCACCGAGATCCTCTGCCAACGCGTCGACACCCTCGCCGACTCCGTCGTCTCCGACACCGCCTGGACCGCCTGCCAAGACCCCGCCCTCACCCTCAACGACCTCCGACACAAGGTCACCGCATTCATCGACATCGCCCCCGACCTCGCCCACGCCACCCTCGCCGTCGCAGCCCTCGGCGACGACGGCCGAACCCGCATCGAAGCCGTCGCCTCCTGGACCACCACCGAAGACCTCCGCACCGACCTACCCGGATGGATGGAACGCATCCAACCCAAGGCCCGCGGCTGGTTCCGATCCGGACCCACCGCCGCCCTCGAAGCCGACCTGACCAAGCTCGGCTTCGACTCCCTCGGCACCGCCGAAGCCACCGCCGCCTGCCAAGGCCTCGCCGAACAAGTCCACGCCCGCCGCATCCTCCACGCCGGCGACCCACTGCTCACCACACAGCTGCTCGGCGCCAAGCGGCTACCGGTTGCCGACGGGTGGCGGTTCGCCCGCCGCGGCGCCGGCCACGTCGATGCCGCCTACGCCGCGGCCGGCGCCGTGCACCTGGCCCGGACTTTGCCGGAGCCGGCGCAGCCGCGTGTCCGCTGGCTCGCCGGGTGACGCTGCGTCACCGTCAAGCGGGTCGGGCGGGTCGCTGCGAGCGTGGCGAGTGCATAAGTATGCATGCGTGATCGCTTGAATGATCAAGGTGAGGCGTTTCCAGGGGAATTCGGGGAGGGAGGGACAG